GATGCACTTAGCCAAATCGTCCTTAAATTCCTTAGACTGAAAGTGGGAATAAAGTGCTTTGAGTTTAGCTTCTGACATAAATCCTCCTATTCTTTATATTTTAGTAAGAATCTCCTAGCTGATATGATTGCCTTAGTATTAATATCCTCTACCTTACCGTAAGTTTGTGGGTCTACTAACGGGCGTAGTTCCTCACATATATTCTTGTAATCCACAGTTACCCTAGACTTAGAATTTTTAAACGTAGCCAACTCGCTACCATCCTCACCTATGAGTCTGCCTGCCTGCTTCATATATGCTTTGATCTCATTCTTTAACTTATCTTCTTCTTCTGTTAATGGCTTTAACTGTTGTCGTACAGTAAACAATCTCTTAACTATTTTATCTATGTAGGTAGAACTAGATACAATATCAGCGTTACTCTCTGGATACAGTAGGCGTATATCTTGTTCAGTATATTCGTCTAACTCTGGCTCCACTTTATCAACAACGCACTCCCAAAAGTAATTCACATTACTCATAATCTTAGCTTGTTCTTCCGGGTCTATCTGTATCTCATGGGTAAGTAGAGGGTCTTTACTTAACCTGAGATGTGGTGCAAAACCTACGACTACCCACTTATTAATCCTAGTAACGATAGAGTACCAAAGCACTTGGTAATACTGCCAAGGGGGAATATCCCCCTCAGCCCAATACTTTTTGTAGATACCCTCACTTATAGTTTTAACCTCTATACCAGTACGTTCTTTACCGTTCCATACATAGAAATCAGGATGTGCATAAGCCCAACCATAATCACGGTGGCGTATAGTAGTAGGCTTATACATTACACCATTGAAACCCTCTGTATAATCAGGGGCACCCGTGCAATTTTCTACGCTAGAAAAAAATAAGTTATTGTTATCACAGTATTTCTTACCAATCACATCTTCAAGCAGACTACCCCACTCCATAGCGTGATTTAATTCTACTGGTGGCATCTGGCCTAGCTTATCTTTCCAGCAGGCTATTGGGCTACGATATGGGTTTGCACCCATAATCGCACCCACATCTGTACCACCGATTCCCTCTCTACGTTCCTCGGTAGTTAAAAACATAACTCCTCCTATTCAAAAGTTACTGGTAACTGAAACTGCTCTGCCTCATGCCTAGTATTTGTAAAGACATCTTTCAGTTTACTGACTACTTCAAACTGGCGATGTGGGTTATAGCGTTTAACTACTGTATTCACAGCGTTATACATACGCCATTGGTTACGGTCTGAGAACTCATCATGTGTAGGGTTCTGCCAATACTTATCTACATAGCCAATATGTGACCACGGCACCAGCTTCTCTCTACCTAGTTTCTGGCAGAAGTTAGCCGCCTCAATATCAGCCATAGGTGTAGCTTGCATTTGTTCTATTGTGTAATGCAGGGTAGGTAACTCTTTAATATATTTAATTAAACCATCTACAATATGGCTCTGTATATTATTCACGTTGCCAGAGGTATGCTTCTTTTTCAGCATGAATGTACCTGTGATAACCATGTTATCGCATACCGTAACATCACCGCCTATTGTAATTTGCTGAGAGATACGCCCTCTATTACTGTGTCGTACTCCCATTGTAGGAATGATGTTATTCTTATTGTACTTAGCTAGTACACTTTCCTTACCATCAGGGTATCTATTCAGGAATTTGAGTAGTGCAAAGAGATCGCTACCCTCATCACTTACACCCCATTGTGATTCAGACATATCTACTGGCATACCTAATGCTTCACAACACGTAATAATCTGAGAGGCAAAGTCATAATGCTGTAACCCCTGCCATCGTTCACTACGCTCTAGTGTATGTTCTTTGCCTGTCTTGGTACTTACCCATGTATGCTTTCTAGGGGTAACATCAAACTCTTTTAACTGTTCATACTCTACTGGCTTCGCTCCACAATGTAAGATTAATCCCATGTTACTACCTCCTTGTTAGTTTTTTACGTTTAGGTGCATACTCAGGCCACCTGTTTTTAATATAAAAAATATACTGCCGGGATAAATCATATACCCTGCCTACCTCTGCCATACTATGCCCATCACGTAATGCCTCTAGTATATGTTTATCTCTGTTAGTTGGTTCTTCTGATAATGGTCTACCTCGATTGAAGTACCTCATATCGTACACTTTATCTAAATCACTAAGTTTTAAGTCCTTAATTTTTTTACCCTTAGCATTTTGCTTTGCCTTCAGTACCTTGTGCTGTGTCTTAAACATTTATTCTAACCTCCCGCAATTTTTATTCGTAGGAGTACAATGTTCAAAGTGCCACTTCTTACTAACCACAGGCTTATATGTAGAAAGTATTGTGTTGTCTATTGGGTTACGCACTAGCTCACGTGTAGCATCCTGTGAGTCCGTAATGTCTGTTACACTAAGATACACAACAAGCACAGTAATCAGGAAAAGCCCTGCCCATACAAGTTTAATCCCCATAATCAGTCTCCCTATTAGGTTCTAGTTTATCTATGCCATGCTGAGTCATACCAAATATAGATTTATCTATAGCTTTCTCACGTTCATCCATTACTTTATTGTCCTCTACACCATGGAACATATGAATCCATCCATCCATATCTGCAATAAACTTTTGTAAAATTTTAGTATCCAGTTTTACGTGCTTCTTTCTAACCTCACCGTACCTACCCTCGTACCACGCATCTAGGGAATAAGTAGCATGATCTACAAACCTTGCCATATGGCTAGGCTTACTGATCTGCATACCCTTCAAGTCCTTTATGTTTTTCCACTGCATTAGTAGCCCCCTTTTTACGCCATTTGTTATGGTTGTTAAAGTTAGCCCATGATCTTTTCTTAGCCTCATGCGCTGGAATAATATATGTGAAATACTCTTGCCTGCATTCACAACGCTTTGTAATCTTGACATCATGTATCTTGTCTGCCGACATATCTGCTGACTTAACTCTTTGATCTCTACCCCAATTTTCATAACTGACCACGTGTTCTCCTTTCTACTGTATAAAACAGCCAGCCCAATAATCACATGGCACATAGACTAATGGCTTACCTGTATCATCAGTCTTTTTATCGCTGATTATGTAACGCTGATATGGTTTCTCTGTGGAACAAATTGAATTATCGCCATACCCTGCCATCTGACACTCTTCTAACGTGGAATATGACACCTCATATCGCATGACGTTCTCATATGGCCCCTCAGAAAATACGTCTGCTGAGATTAAAGCCCCACTAAATAAAGCACTAAACATTGCGAGTAATATAGTCATTAGTGTATCCTCCATACTCTAAAGGCTAATGATCCCACCTGTGTTTTACGTGTAGCATACTTCCTGATTGGGTGGGTTTTGATTGTGTACTGTATTTGTCTACGCACTTCTTGGGCAATCTTATGTGGTATCTCTACGCTATCCCCTACCTCTAAATCTAAAAGCATCTGCTTAATAGGGTTAAGAGGTTTCTTATTTCTAATTGATCTCTTAGGGGGTATCGTTATCCCCTTTTCTATAACTAAATCTACCTCTATATTCCTACCCTTCTTTAAGAATAGACGTTCTGCATTAGGTAACTGCCCGTTACCGTTACTGTTTGCTTGTTTCCAGCCCATATTTATACCTCCTATTCATCTATTGGTAATGGTCTTACTCTACTTTTTTGGTACTCTTTCCAGTTATCCAGTCTCCACTTTAATACTTTTAGACAAGCATCTTTAGCCTCTGCCCACCCTCGCTCATTGGCCTGTTCTATTGACATACCTGTGGGACGATGATGCAGTATTACATGGTATTTGTATGGCTTGTCTTTCTCAAAACTCCAACTGATATCTTCCATTCTGTTATCTTCCATTACAGTAATCCAAACAGCATTAAGAATCCTAGTAACATAGCTGTACCTCGACTGTGGTTAATAAAATGAGGGGCTTGGCATAAACCGTGGCCCCCCTTCACGGTAGAAATTTTAGAGAGCCAGATGCCTTGGCTCTATTCCTATTCAATATAAATATAAACTAATTCTTAAAGCCTTTTAGTATCCCACATTAATAGTGTGGCATTATTGCCGTGTGTTAGTACGCTAAACCTATCCGCACATAGTTTGGGCTGTTTATAGTCTAGCTAGCGTTCCAGACTACATCTTATTTAGTTTCTGGCTCTTGCTTATAATCTATATGCACAGTTATTTGATACTCGTAGTTCCCTGCCATTATTGCATCTGCAATCTGTTTATTAATACCTTCTCTCTCTATAAGTCGCTTGTCATACAATAGACAATCTTCTATTTCCTCATTCACATCAGCAAAATTCTCTATACCGTGTATTACTTTTCTTGGCATACATTACCCCACTCTCTACTAAGTTTAGGGAATACGCCCCACACCCTAGTCAAAGGGTGCAGGGTATATCCACAGGCTTCATATCCTTTAGTGCTTTCAATGAATAGGAGGACAAAAATGGAGGTAGTCCCCAGACTACCAAAAAACCTCCTACATTTGAGTACGTGCCCACTTTTAATATCCACAAGACTGTTAATACATTAGGTGGTATTGACTGTCCCAGTACAGTCGGTCTTGGGAATACAGGATATGCCGTTTTTATAGGCCTACTGCCTGCATGGTTCTAGCCTATTCGGAGAAGTCACGTACCTCTGGTGTTCACTGCATACCGATATACTCTAACTTGGGAATTTACCCAGTTAATAACCCATATATGAGTGTCAGTTACCTTATAAACCTCATAGTCTAAAAATCTATAGCCTATATACGGTTTAATATTAAGTGTTATAGTTGGTTCCATTACTTCTATACTCTCTATAAGCATCATAGGAGT